AAATGGTCTTACCTGCCGTCGTTGTAATTTGCCACCTGCTTGTTGTATTCGTTGTATCATTAAGAACAATGGAAGCGTTAGGTTCAAGTAAATTAAAAGCACCCACGTCTGTGTTATATCGTATAGCGTTTGTTTCAACACCATTATCAATAGTCCCGATAATTAAGTTGTCATCATTTTCAGTGTATCTTATAAAAGCGTTGCTTGTGTTTGCTTTTAAAGTAGTTATGTCGTTAGAAATTTCCGTAAGAAATTCACCACCGGTAATAACATCATCTATTGCTTGTAGTTCTAAATCTATGTTATCCAGTCTAAAATCTATTGCTAAATCTGTAAAAATTCGTTCTGCCCGCTCTGTGTTGATATTTGTTTGAAGTGTATTATCATTTGCTAATCTCGTGGATATTTCTGTATTTATGTTTGTCTGTAAAATTTCGTCTGCGTTTGTGCGTTGAGATGTTTCTGTATTAATATTGGATTGTAGAGTTTCATCACCTTGTTCTCGTAGTAATATTTCACTTGATAAATTGGATTGTAGAGTTTCATCACCTTGTTCTCGTAGTAATATTTCACTTGATAAATTGGATTGTAGAGTTTCATCACCTTGTTCTCGTAGTAATATTTCACTTGATAAATTATTTTGTATAGTTTCATCACCTTCTGCTCGTGTGGATATTTCACTTAATAAATTATTTTGTAAATTTGTAACTCTTATATTTAAAGCGTTTATTTCATCTTCCGTTTCACCTAATAATGAGTCTTTTCCAACCATTGATAATTCGTTTAAATCATTATTTGTATAAGAATCCATCTATATAAATAATAAACATTTTAAATTTGAAGTTTAAATATTGACAACTTTTGATTTATGTCGTTCTCTTATTAATTTATTTACTTCTCTTCTGTTAAGTCCAGTAATATTTATGTTATATTCTTCAATAGCGTCATCTCTTCTCCCTGCTAAAACACTTTCAATATCAATCTGTGCTAACGGTTTAAGTAACCTTATACTTGGTTTAGTTTCTTTGACGGGGGTAAAAGGCATATCATTATTGCTTGATGTTGGTAATGGCGGTAATGGAATAGGAGTTGACGGCATAATAGGTTTTTCTCTTTCTACTATAGATTTCCCTTTAACCTCGTCCTCAAATTCTTTGATTGCTAATTTCACTAATTGTTTTTGATAAGTTAATGAGGATAAAGGGTTTGATTGACCTAATGCTTTGTCACCATCGGGTAATACTATTGTTTGGTTTTGTGATAATTTACGTTGTTGTGGAAATTCACTTGAAACGGGGATAAGTCTATTTAGTGTTCGTATAGACCCAGATGATGATACTTTTTTACGTTTTTGGCGTCTTACCTTTTGCTTACTCTTTTCATGAATATGAATATTAACTATTTGATTTCCTGCTTTTGTAACAGTGTATTTTTTAACCATTGTATATATACATATTAGATTATTTTTTTAATAGTTTAAGTTTATCAAAATTACGATAAAATTCATTAAGTCGTTGATTGTAAAATAAAAATGTATGCGGTTCATCAAAAACATAATCAAATAAATTTATCATTTCTTTCTTAGATAAACCAAAAATTTCGTCGCTCATTGTTTCAATCTCAATGAAACTTTTTGGTTTGAAAAGAATATATACATCAATTAAACTTCGTATAGAGCGGGGGCAATTTTTTAACGAAATTAGTGAAATTATGATGTTTATGCGGTAATGTCTATGTTTAAATATTAATTTTTTTAGATGTTTTTCTAATTTTATATCTTTAAGTTCTTCGGAAAAATCATCAATGATAAGACACGAATTAAAACCTTCTTTTTTGTTTTCTAATGCCTGTTCTATAATATTGTCTAAATTAGCAACGGTTAACTCGTGATATAAACGGGTTGGTTCGTGATTTTTAAAAGGATGATTGACTTCACTATTCATTACTTCCAATGGAGTCATATAGAAGACACTTTCAAATTTTTTATAATAGACTCTACCTTCATTACTTTTATTTGTCATAATGGAATTCATAAACGTAGTTTTACCTGTTCCCATACCACCAGACACAACGATACAACTATTTTTATCGGGAAATGGAAGCGGTACACCTAATGACGAATCTATAGTTTGCTTGGTAGGTATTATTTTTAAATCATTGGTTTCAATTGTTTCTATTAACATATAACATATTAATAGAAAATAATCCATACACTTTACAATTCCGCTTGTAGTCGGGGAAGTTAGGGGTCGTAGGGGACAAAGTCCCTACTCTATACCCGTTTCAATCTAAATGGTTTTATAACTTCTTCAATTTTTTTCATAGGTTCTTGTTTTTTTTTCTTCTCTACAGTAGGCGGTTCATCTTCACTACTTGATTCATCTTCATAAACAACTTGTTTTTTAGTTGGTTTTTTAACTTTATCAATTGCGCTTGATGTCGCATAGGGGGTCGTAGGGGGATGTAATCCCCTGCTTTTCACGAGTTCATTATCCAATTTTTTAACTGCTAATGATTCCTCACTAATTCCTAATAATTTTAGTGCTTTATTACGTTGATTATAAATTTTAGTTTTTTCTTTTTCTACATCTTTAATAATTTTATTTTCTGCTATTTTACTACTACGTAATTGACGTCCGTTTTCTAACGCTTTTTTACGTGCGTCAGTCATTTTATATGTTTTCTTATCAATTCCGCTTGATGTCGGTAAGGGGGTCATAGGGGGAGGGCGTCCCCTATTTTTTTCTACTGTATTAGTATCTTCAATATCTGTCAATTCATCGTCCGTTATTAGAGTAGGTTCTTCTCCGTTATCTGTCATAGTATATATTACCTAAAGATAATAAAACGGGTATAAAAGCGTTCCGCTTTTTTAAACGTTCAATGACGATTAAAAACTTTAGTTTTTAATAGTTTAAAATTATAGAAAAGTATTTTATAAATGTATGTATAATATATAAATGTGGCACGAAGATTATGAAATTGTTTTAGAAGGTATCCGTGAAAATGCTATTATTTTAAGAAAAAGACATACTAAAAATTATTTGAGTTATAAAGCAACATTAAAATACTATAAAATTCCTATATTGATAATTTCTGGAGTGAATAGTGTAGCGTCTGTTGGTTTAGAACGTTACTTTCCACAGCATTATATTAGTATGTCCACATGTTTATTAAGTCTATTAGTTGGTATAATCGGTTCGGTTCAATTATTTTTAGGTTTGGAACAAAATATGGAAATTTCATTAGTTGCGTCAAAAGATTACTATTCACTTGCTACAGATATTTATACATTATTGTCATTACGTAGAGAACACCGTAACATGAAAGGAAGGGAAGCGTTAGACAAATATTATAATATTTATCATAGTATCACTGAAAAATGTAATATTATAAACAAAAAATATGATGATGCGTTATTTAAAATACCTACTTTACCAGATAACGAAGGTTTAAGAATTAGCATACCAGATTATGTAGGAGATAATAATAGCGATTCATCTTAACAATTCGGCTTGTAGTCCGTTCTTTTGTTAAGCTTTTTATAAAAGCTTAGTTGAGTTTCGTAAAATTTGCTAATGAATGAGATTCTAATGTTCCAAGAATTTTATCACCTGTGAAATGTAAAATCTTACCAGTTATGCTGTGTTGTAATTTAGGTTTTAAATAATTTAATACTTTCCTTCCAATACTTGGTTTAGCGTTAGAATTATATGATTTTATAGTGCCTATTAACGTTGATTTAGCGTTTTGTGAAATAGCATCTCCTTTTATCCTGTGATGTGTTGCCTTATTTTCAATTATTTTATATGCGGGGTTTGATTTTGCTAATCCTTTTGTTTGAAGCGGTGAAGTTCCAGCGTTGAATGTATCTAAACTTTCTACATTATCCCTAACAATTTTTGATTTAATCATTGCGTGTTGTAGTGTCGTAGCACCAAGTGAGTGTCCGCTTAAATGAATTTTAGTATCAGCGTCTTTATCTTTCAATGTTTTTACTATTTCCTCTGTTCTTTTTGCCCTATCATTAAATAATTTAGTATGAGATGCTTGACCTAATAATATTTTTAAATCAGTTTTTAAATCCCTCTTGGCAGTATCAGCGTTTAAATCAGTCCCTCTGTGAGTTATTATATGATGATTCTCTGTATTATGCTTAAATGTTTGAATATCATTATCAGACAATTCTTCTACTTTTGTATAATTTTCGGGAGATTTATCTGTATATGATGCTTGTGATGCTTTTACTAACTCCAGTCTTGTAGGCATTATATATATATATATAAACTTTTATTAAAAGTTTAGCAAAATCCTTTTATTTTATGTTTTTATAATTAAATACATAAAAATTTTAACTCGTACGAGTTAGGATGCCCCTTTAACCCAAACCGACTT